ATCTTTATTATACAATACTTGCCTTATTATCAATTATCACTAAAGGCTGAATACTCAACAGTGATATATCTTGTGTACCATGGTGACTCTGCATTGCTTCCCTGTAGATATACTTTTGCAAGTTGCACCATACCCTGTTTATTTCTTATCCTTCCATTTGTTTTAAAAATTAGTTTGAAAGATTCATAAAGATCAAGTATTTCTGCTTCTCCTTGTCCATACGGCACATTCAAATCAATCTGCATCATACCAATCAATCTTTCATAACCTTCGGCAAGCACTGTATCCACTGGAGTATTATCCATAAACCATTGCCTTGCATACGATTGCCCTACAATTGGTTCATAATCTTGGTTAGATACAACAAAAGGAATACCTTGATCTGTAGCCCATTCAATACATGCTTGTGTCAATGTCTTTTGTATCGCTGTTTTAGTCATTTATGGATAACCTCTCTTTTCCTTCTTTTATTGATCCTCTTCTCTTGCTTACAACATCTTCAATAATCTCTTGTAGATCATTTTCTATTTGTTGCATGGATATTCTGACCATACCTTCTGGAGCTTGTTTTGAATAACCATTACTTGTCCTGCTTCCAGATTTTGGCGGATTTGGATATTGTCCATATTCCAGCTTCTGGATATAAGGTAAATTATTTGTCAAGAAAAAACCTTGTTTTATTCTCCCACTAGATATAGTATCAATCATTTCATTGATTGTCTCTTCTTCACTTCTCCCTTCAAGTGCAATAGAATTTGACAAATCTCCTATCGTGGTGAACCAATTCCCTCTTGCCCGTCCTGTGTCTACTGGAGTCTTCAAAATGACCTGTCTGAATAAATGCAATGCGGCAAGTCTCATGATCTTGTTGAGATTGGCTATTGTGTTATCTCCAATGTTTTTTACATCATTGGGATTGTTATAATTAGCCATTTGCAGTCCTCACATATAACAGATACATCAGTACAAGTGAAGCAGGTCTGATAGGTTCTATGTGATATACTGTATAATCTTTGTCGGCCAATACAACAATATCTCCTAGTGAGGGAGTTACTTCTGGTGTTATATACAATTGTATATCTCCTGCTTTTACAAAATCACCATCAATATCTTTCTTCTTGAAAGCACTTTCTATGCCATCAACAACAGATTCACTGATTGATCCAACAGGTTCATCATATACAATTTCTCCAGTTACTTCATTAGTCCATATATACTGCGATTCAACTGCATCAAATGACTTGACCCAATCACCAACAACAGATGTTTGTTGTTTGATTGTGATAGGTTTGCCGAATTCTTTTAATTTTGGAAGGACTACGTTTGCAAGAATCGCTTGATAATCCATTTAATACCTCCGTATTCTATGGCTCTTCAATCTGATCAAATCTTTCAAGTACACTTGTACTGCTTGATATGCAACCCTGCCAGTTTGCGAAGTCTGATATTTGTATGTTGTTTGTACAGGCCCTACATTCTCTGTTTTCTCTGATACACCAGTTTCCGTAGTTGCAAAGAAGGATGTTCCAGCAATAGCCAATGCTCCTGCTTCACATGTTGCGCTTACAATGTCATTTGGTACTCCACTATATACATACCCTTCTTCTGAATAAGCATACCATCTCGGCCAATTCAGTGCTTGGTTCCTTGTAGGTCGTACTCCGATGTATTTAAAATTTTTGTCAATATATTGTGTGGCCTTTACTAGATTCTGTTCTATCTCTTCATCTGTCTTTGCAGAATAATCAACACCACGATCAGTCCAGTATTGTCTGAATTCCTCAACAGAACAATATGAGTTAGCATTTACAAGACCAGTGCCATCTTCAACGATAAACATTTTTATTCCTCCTCATATATGTTCCTCTTTAATATCATTTTCACATCTTTGGAGATTTCTTGGATGTCTGCGGAAAGATTTTTCAACTCAACTTCTATCGCTGTCAGTCTGATGGATGTAGACTGCTCAAGAGCATATACACGTTCTTTTAAAACATCACTTTCTCTCTGCAAAGTAACAAGGTGCATATCATGTTCTTTTATAATCTGTTGTTCACAACCTTTTTTCTTGAAAATGCGGATAAATTCAAAAATGAATCCACCACCAAATACTATCAACAGAATATCTTTCCACATATCAACCATTACTTATTCCTCCACGACATGCTCAATTATAGTTGCAGATGATTTTTCTAAATCTCCATCTGACTTCATTATTTAGTCCTCTTTCTTTGTAGAGGTTTTCAATGCTTTCTTCAGTCTTTCAACTTCTTTTGTAAGCTTTTCGACCTCAATATATATTTCGCCATATGCCTTTTTTGTTTCAAATACGACTTCAGAAAGATCCCTCATTTGCTTTCTCAAATCATTAAATTTCCCATCGAATTCTTGTTTAGACAAGGATTGTCTCAGTCTTGATGTATCAATTGAGGGAGGTTTCACCATATCCATTTCTTACTCCTTACAGTGCCGCCAGTGTAATCTTTTTCCAATTTGTACCAGTCACTCCATTATCAGCAGTAGCTATATACAAATAACTTGCATCGATATAAAGATCACCTCTATCTGCAAGAGTTCCATCAACTCCACCATCAAGATGCACTACATCAAATGTACCGTTTGCACAAGTTGTTTCAGTTACGATATGTTCTGGATATGCACCAGCATATACTGCAGTAACCACAAGTGTATCACCTGCACCATCAGTAACAACTACAAACTCTGTACCATCAGCAGAAGCCGCAACAACAGCAAGAATAGCATTAGCCGCAGTACAATCAACACCAGAAGCCAAAGCGGTTCCACCAAAGATGTTTGTCACTGCGGTAAAAGTTTCAGTAGTAGCAATTGCATCACCAGCAGTTCCACCAACAACAGCAGTGATCGTTGCAACATCAAGCTCATTGAAATCAGAACATGTCACATCAGCTCTTGCATTGAGTTTTGCAACAATGTTTGCCTGTGTTCCAGCAAGATCAACACCAAGTTCAATATCATCTTCACCAAGCACTTCTGTCCCATTAGCAACAAAAGTATATTCAGTTATCCCAACAGTCATGGTATCGGTAGCAGTGACTTGTGTATCAACTGTAAGAGTCTGTGTTGACTGCGTAGTGTATGCTTGAATATCAACCGCAATATTGCCAGCTTCTACACTCTGTGCTTCATCTGCGGCGAATTCATACACATCATTACCAATGGTAATTGTCTCACCATCAATAACAACATCAGTATAAGTCAATGTAGCTTTGGCCTTCTCTGCATTCACAGGTGTTCCTGCTTTCGGAGGATTCAATATCACCCCGCCAAGTGCATGACTTTCATTATCTCTAAATTTAGGCATTATTCATTTCTCCCATGAATATACGCTTGCTCCTTATCTTCAAGAAGCAAGCGTTAATTCTGTTTGTCTATTAACCCAGTGTCTTGAGAACAACAAATCCAACATTCTTCACAGAACTGTAGGCTCTGTCCCAGTTTGTCGAAGTTGCAAGCTCTGCATTAGTTGGGAACTGCTTTGCAACAGAAGCTTCCTGCCAATCGAAACCAGCTGGATGCATTGCAAATACACGTCTGCTGTGCAAGTAATCGATACCACCGCCCTTATCAGCGTTTCTATCAATTTCAGTCATTACATAACGTGCGGCACTCTCACCGTATCCAAATGCACCTCTCTTGTACAAGGTGGTCCAATAAACAGGGGTATTCTCAACTCCGCCAATGGTCTCCAGTGTATAAGTCTGATCATCATCAAGGATAACAGTCTTGCCAAGGTAAGTTCCAAAACCAACATTCTGTTCAGAATCTGGCTCAAAATCGATCAAGTTAGCCTGTACAAGTCTTGCATAAGGCACACTGTGCATAGACAAAGCTGTGATCTCTTGGAACCTATCGCCCATCAAGAAGATTGCTTCAATGATCGAATTCGAAGAAATCTTTGCATCATCGCCAGTTTGACCAGTGAGGTCCTTAACCATATCATCACTGTCATTTGCATTATCTGCAATAACACCACGTACACTGGCAAACAACACGTTCTGCATTGCCTTGTACCAGAAGTTCTCAGTCATGTTCTGAATTGCATTGATTGGGTCTTCCCCAGCAAGTACAGCAGACAGATCATTAGCACCCCATTTCTTCACACGCATCAATCTGCGTACAGTAAATTCGGATGCTTCAATGTTGTCAGTCTCAACATCAATATCTTCATCTGGCACTTCATCCATCTTTTCAGCATTGATCAAATCCTTCCAAAAAGGTGTAACAAACTGTTTTGCGCCACCATCAAGAGCCGCATCAATCTGTGGGTCTCTTACAATAATTCCACTTTTGTACAAAGAGGAATGATAAATCGAACGCTCAATAGCGTAATCGTTATATACCTCTGGTACCACAATATTAGCAATCTTAGTTTCAGCCATCTTATAAATCTCCTATTCTCTATTTCTTATTGTTTTCAGCTTTCAGCCTAGCATATTCAGCTGGATTCTCCTTGAACAGATCAACACGTTCTTTCACGCTCATATCTTTCCAAGATTTCTTTTGCTTGAATCCATTCTTGCTACCAGATGCTCCACCACCAGTGTTTACATCAGCTTCCAGATAGGTCTTTGCATCTGCTGTACCTTTCCAGAATTCAAAATAATCTGCGATTGGCAATTCCTGCCCATTATCTCTAATGTAGACAACACGATCGTCTCCATCTGTTTCAACTTTAACCTTGCTCTTGAAGAAAACTTTCAACATCGGTCTGTGTGCATCAATCACTTTCTTCCCAGTGGTGAACTGTTTTTCAAGCTCCTGATCTACCAGCATATCTTCCAATTTGCTGTTTACTGCAGTCAAATGATTCTTTGCATCTTCAAGTTCTTTTTCCTTTGCAGAAAGCTGATTTTTCCATTTCAATTCAACCTTTGATTTAATATCTTCAATGTTGACTTTGTTGTCACCCTTTGCAAGTGTATCAGCTTCAAATTGCTTCAGCCTTTCCAATTCTTCTGTATCAAATCCGTTTACTTGTTCTTCAAGATTCTTTACTTTTTCTTGTAAAGAACGTTTCTCACCAATCAGTTCTTTGTTCTTGGCAATCAACTTTTGTTTCTCATCTTCAGTGCCCACAAGGCTCTTCAATTCCGTTTCAATGGCATTGATATCAACGCCTTCCACTTCCTTGAGAAGCTCCTTTAATTTATTCAAGAATGCTTCCATCTAAATTCTCCTTTCTCTCTATATTTGTATTATACTACATGAC